AAATACTAGGTTGTGACCAATTTTTAGTAGGTCGCTGAAGAACAGCGGACGCAATGCAGTGAACACCTCTGCTGGATGTAACTGCTTAGGTGGCTCTGTAAAAACATGTGTATGTAATTTTTTATTTTTTGAGTAGTCAACGTCATTAAGCTTCAGGCCTTTTTCAGCCTTCTTAGCGCCTTGTCCAGTAAGTGGCTTAATAACTTCAGCTAGTTCACCGTTTGGGTGACCTAAAGGAATAACGTCACCACGACCATATGTAGCAAAGCTAAGCCACATAATCTCATTAACAACGGACACACCTCTACGTGGTCCAACAGTTTCGCAGTCAAAAGCAAAGGCATCTTGTTTTAGATAATAGGCAACCATTTCATCGAGTTGCTCTTTGGTAGTTATTATGTTCATCGCATCCTAAAAATAGGTGAAGGCTGGGGGCTATGCACGTGTTACCCCCAGCCTAACACTACTGATTAAAGAAGGGAATTAGCGATTTCTTCTAGCTCTTCCCATGTGTGCTCCTTAATAATGGAGCGTGTGTAAGGCTCAATCTTTGCTACTTCAGCCTCAGCAAAAGCTGGGTCAATGCCCCAGTCCTCTGCAAGGTCGCGAGCCTTGATTGCTTGTAGGTGGTAGACAGTTTGCTGCATCTTTCCAGTGCGGCTAATAGCCCAGTAGTTCTTAGTCAAAGGTCCCTGTGGGGAGAACTCTGCTGAGTGTAGGGTCTTATAGAGACGTGGACTTGCAACCAACATCTGACGTACTACGCCTGACGGGGTGATAACTGCGATGGTGAAAGCACGCTTATCTTCAGGCTTGCTTCCGAGCTTTGTGCACAATGGGTCGTTAGGTCCAAGTGAGACATAAGACTTCTTGCCAACAGTCTTCTGTTGTAGGAAGTGTTGCTTGTAGATAGCGAAAGGACCAGTTTGGTCGATGAACTTGATAACGGTGAACTCACCATCACTGAACTTAAACTCAGTTGGGAAGTCACCTGATGCGGTTGTCAGCTGTTCTGCTGCTGCCCAACCTGATTGAACTGCATTGCTGCTTGGTGTTGCTGGACGGTCATCAACAGCTGTTGCTGAAAACGCGTCTGTTGCTGGCATGTACTCGTCGGTACGGTCGATTGCCATAGGGCATTTCTCCTTAGTTTCGTTTGATTCATAGATTAAGCTCGGCGGACTTTATGTTCTGCCAAGCCTCAGCGATTGCGTTAGTCAATTGCTGGTTAGGCCATTGTATCCTAGTTTTATCTAGGAGTCCAGCCTTTCCAAACAGCTCTACTATCGCATCGATTTGAGCACGTGAGTATAACCTACGCCCTCTCATCTTTTCGCCATTTTTTGTTTCTTTATCAGATAGGCGATATGGAGCCTGAGGTATGTACTCTTGTTTAATCCAGTAACGGATTGTTACAAGGGGCCTACCCAGTGCCTGTGCCAAAGCACCCACCTGATAAAACTCGTGTAGTTCTCCAGAAGGAAGTTTTCTAAACACAGCGTTAGATGTCCAATCGGAATCATCTTTTACTGCGCGTTTGTTTTTTGGTTTGGTCTCTCTACGCTTTTTCTTACTACCTGGGTAGTAAGTATCTAGGTCAGAGAATAGGTTATCAATCTCGTCCACTACTCTTACCTACAATAAATGCGTAAGAAACTTTTGGTGGGAACATGGTATCGATATCTTCTTCAGTGAGGTGCCCGTTATAGAACGCAGCCATAATCGCTGACTCATCTAGTGTTGGAACCATCTTAATGCATGTATCTTTAATACCCTTTTTATTAAGGATAATTTCTGCTGCATTGATATCAAGGTTTTTAATTACGCGCTTCTGTTTCATAATCTGTTCTGCATCTTCTATTGCAAGAACAATGTGTCCACGCTCATCTTCAGTACCGAACTCATCGATACTCTCTGTCAATCTTTTTTTAATTTCTGCTTGACGTTTTGTAAGCAGGTCGACATTATCTTTCAACGCCTTAAACTGGCGTATGTCTTCTTTGATGGCATCTGTGTTCATAAGTTTCCTAACGTTTAGCTGTTAGGTAGAACTTAATGGATGACTAGACGACTGTCAAGTTACTTTGCGTTATTAGCCTTTACGCCACGGTAGCCAGTCTTCTTTTTATTCATAGAACCTGGCTTCTTGTAACCTGAGCCGTTTGGCGCAGCTGCTTGACGCTGAGCTAGCGCCTTAGCAATCTTATCTAGGTGCTTTCCCATTTAATTATCTACTTTAATATAATCTTCAAGAGCTTCGATAATAATGCTGGTCACTGTAACCTTTTCAGCTGCAGCTTTCTTCTGGACCGCTGTCCACAGCTGGTCTGATACGCGGATAGTACGCGTAGGGGTCTTAGGCGAGTTAGGCATCTTATAAGTGTACATGCCCAACGATAAACGTTGGGTGTAAAGCTCTCCCCCAAGGACTCGAACCTCGATAGGCGGAACCAGAATCCGCAGTCTTGCCAATTAGACGAAGGGAGATTGGAGCGGTTGACGAGGCTCGAACTCGCGACCTGCACCTTGGCAAGGTGCCGCTCTACCAACTGAGCTACAACCGCATTGCTGCCCCACCTGGGCTCGAACCAGGGACACTCGCATTAACAGTGCGATGCTCTGCCAACTGAGCTATGGGGCACTAAACGTTGGCGTTCGTCAGGTAGGACCTGAGACTGTCAACGGTCATGGATATCTTATCACCCTCTTCAATACCCTCGCCATCAATGATGGCATTGGCTACAGAGGACTTCTGTTGGAGCATCTCGTGCTGGCGCTCTTCAATAGAACCAGCAATAATTAAATCCTGAATTACGATTGAGGGCCATGTAGAGGACGCTCTTTGGATGCGCCCGTTCCTCTGCGTCGCACTGCCTGAAGACCAAGGGAGGTCATAATTGATAAGCAGATTAGCAGCAGGAAGGTCCACACCGTAGCCCCCAGCGTCAGAACTAATAAGTACGCGTACATCGGGATTAGTATTGAAGTCAATTTTGTTACGTTCTTTAGTTTTAGCATCTAACCTCCCAGAGTACTTGCGACAAATTTCAGGACCTAAAGCTTCTTCAACCATATCTAACATATCAACATAGGTAGCAAATATAACAACCTTGTTATCATCGCTTTGGTCTAAAAACTCTTTAACGTATTGCGTTAGGTAATCTAACTTAGGGGAGCGGTTGCAGCCATCCAGTGCCCCGCTATCTACGAGCTCTGCAATGTATGAAGAGCCTTCGCCACTCATCAGTTTAAACTTTGTAGCACTAGTCTTTAATAGGTCTGGGTGAGAGCACAGCATCTTTAGTGCGCCAATCTTGGACATGATGCGACCACGCATCTCATCCTCAGGACCACCACGACGAGACTCCATACCGTAGTGAGCCATGATGTTAAAGTTAGAACCAAAAAGCTCGTGTGCCTCGTCAAGGTCGGACAGCAGGTCTTGACCTATTCGTGTGTATAACTTAGACGACGCCCTATCAAAAACAATATGCATAGGGTCTTTGTGAATTGTATCTGGAAGATACGGTGCAACGTCTGGGTCCTTCTGTGCTTTACGTACAGAGGCTTCCTTCATCTTAGTGTGAAGGGTAGACAGGTTGCGGTAGTACTGGGGTGCTCCCCAAGAGTTTCTTACGATAAAAGCAGCATCAAAGATATCAAACCGACCAAGTACGCTGGCGTCAACGAACTGCATAATGCTATACAGCTCTTCAGGCTTGCCATTTTCAATCGGAGTACCAGTGAGTGCAAATCTATACGGCGCATTGATTAACTTCTTTACTGCTCGGGAACGTTTGGACTTGAAGGACTTAATGGCTGTGGCTTCATCAAGGACGACGAATCCTCTTGGTAGGTCTTTGATGGTATCCCAGTCGTTAACAACTTGCTCGTAGTTAAGAATGATGTAATCAATCCCCGTATTCCGCCAGTCCATAGCTTCGGCGTACTGTTCTGCTCGCTTCTTTGGCGTTCCGTCAATGACCAAAGGTTTAGAAGTTCCACCTGTAAATTTCTCAATCTGCCCAGCCCATTGGTATTTCAATGAGGATAGACAAATTATAAGACCAGGCTCTTTTACTTTCTTGGTATCCATCAGCCTTTCTATAGCGGCGATGGTTAATACAGTCTTGCCTAAGCCCAAATCGTAGGCAACCAAAACCCTACCGCGTTCACACATTTTATCGACGGCTTCAGGTTGGTAGGGTAGAAGGGTGCCTTTAAAAGTCATCTGCGTACTCTAACTCACGGGCGCTAGTTTTTCCAGAACGAGGAGGACAACCGCCCCTGTTATGGACGTTATAAAACCCTCGTTTAGAACTATCAGGTATATTTAAATGCAACTCGTCATTCCATTTATAAAATATCTTGCCAAGCTTATTGCAGTGACCGCACTGAGTAACTAGATAATCGCCTAGAAAGCGCTCTCCTTTATCTGTTTCCCAATTAATATTCCGCTTAGCCCAAACCCAACAGTGTTTGCAGTATTGAGTGTGATGGTGTTTGGTGTAGCTGTTGCGAGGGTTATCCCACACTATATGCTCTTTTGATGTTCATCTCTGCGCCAGTGTAGGTACGATTTAATGTAAACAACGCCATAGGCAATAGCGGCAACAATAAATCCATACTGGTCTGTTACTAAAGCATAGACAATCCAAAGACACTCATTGAGACAGAGGATTAGCCAGCCCCAAATAGTCTTTCTACCTACAAAGAAGATACCAGTTACACCAATAGTGGCTAATATCCAAGACCAATACTGATAATCAATCATCTTAAATCCCGCATCCTTACAGCAATAGTTGTTTTTAAGTCTTCTAGTGTACCCGAATTAAAGAAGGTCTGGTCATACCTCCAGTTATCCATCTCGGTCTCTGACACGTGTTCATTGACCGCCTCTACCCCAGGCCTAACAACACGCCATATCTGTGAATGAGGAATTAGTTTAATAGCTTTAGCTTCGTTAATAAATCTAACATCAGTAACAACAAAATCTTTCTGGATATTATCTCTATTTAAATTTACAGTCTGCCGTACCCAAAAGTCTTCACCAAATAAATCCCTAGCTCCTACGCCTAAGTTTTGTAACAAAGTTCGTATCTCTGGGTACTCAACCTTTGCTCTGTCCCAACCATAGGCATCTACAACACTTTTAACTCTGTAGCCCTCTTTAACAATGGGGTTCATCTGATACAAAAGCTTACGGATAGGGTCAGCAAAAGCAAGACGAGTAAACCCATACTCCGCTAGATAGTTAGCAACAGTATCTTTTCCAGACTGTGCGTAGCCAGATAGTCCAATAATCATTCGTGCTCCTCTGGGCAACACTCTTTACATGCCCTAATTAAAGTAGGTGAACCTCTTAATGCCTCCCAGTGGTCTGCAGTAGGCTTATCACAGAACGAGCAGTACTTAGCACGCTCTTTGTTATCCGCTGCAACCTTTTCTAGGTAATCGCGCAGAGGACCTGCATCCATCCACTTAGCACTGCTGCTCATGGCATGAATCCTAGTATGTGCCTTGCGTTTTGCAAACCCCACTCAATCTCTTTACGCGACATACCACCGACATCTTTCTGGTCAGTCTGTGCATAGTTAAAAAACCAAGACGATAGCCCAATATCCATGGCCTTAAACCTCAAGTCCTCTGTACAAGCTCTACCCGCGTCATCATTATCTAACGCAAAGATAGGTCTGGTTGCCCCACGAATCATGCTCCATTGAGTATCAGATACAGCGCACCCATAGGTAGCAACGCCACCCTGAATACCGACCGACGCTAGACGGATAACATCGAGCGGAGACTCAACGATAATCATGTCCCCACCCTTATAGTGTTCATATCCAAATAGGGCTTCGCTCTTCTTAACACCAGTTGTGTTTTTAAAGTATCTGGTCTTCTGTCCCTTTTCCTGCCAACCTAACAACTTGTTAGTCATAGGGTCTCGAATAGGGATAATCCAATTGCCTTGGTTGGAGTTCCATTTAACTCCATACTTAGCTACTGCCTCAGGTAATAGACCTCTACTCAAAGAAATGTCTTGGGGCACCTCTTTGAAAGCGTGAAGCATCGACTCGTGGATTGGGGCGTACTCTTCCTTCTTAGGCTTATCGCCCTCAATTAATTGCTTGATACGAGCAGTGAGCCTGTCAACAGTTAAATCTATATCAGTTATGCCGTCGGTGTTGCCACCTAAGTACCTAACTAAACTCTGTAAGCCGCCCTTCCATTGGCAAGAAAAACAAATAAATAAACCAGTCTCCCCATTAATCCAGAAGGATGGGTTGTTATCTTCTTTTCCTGTACGCTCTTTGTGAGCAGGGCAGTGCAGTTGTATCTCGCTGTTTCTTACTGATACAACCTTTAGACCTAGAACCTCTAGGGTGTCTTCAATACTAGATGTCATTTGAGTCAATTTCTCTAAAGGTACCTGTGCTCCAATCCCAGATAAGCGATATCTCCATACGTCCAGAGTTACGGCTTTCTAGTACCTTCAAGATACGAGTGTCATCTACGTTCTCGTCTTCTCGCTGTAGACCGAAGATAACGTCTGCGTCCTGATGGAAAGAAGATGAGTAACCAATTGAGTCCGCAGTTACTTGACCCTTACGCATCTTCCAGTTAAGTACCTGAGTTGTAATAACAACAGGAACTTTGTACTTCTGTGCCATGCGCTTTAGGGAACGAGTAATATTAGTAATGGCTTGTGGGGTGTTTGCCTCACCAGTCTGCTCATCAATCATCAAGTACACACCGTCGATAAATACAATCTCTGGATGCAACACCGATAGCTTGCTAGAGATACCAGAGACTGTTGACCCATTAGCTGAGTCAACCAACCAAAACGGTTTACGCATGTTCTCCATAGAACGTAGCTTTGCTTGGTATCTTGCTTCTTCCTCTTGGTCAAGTAAACCATTGATAAGACGTGTGTGAGAGATACGCGCTCGCATAGCATCGTAACGAGTCTGCTGTTCGTGGTTACTCATTTCAAATGACTGGAACATAACAGACTTATCTTGTAAGTGAACGTTCTGTGCAAACTGTAATGCAACTGTTGACTTACCAGTCTTAGGTGGAGCAACAATCACAATTAACTGACCAGGTTGTAGACCTCCAGTAACTTGGTCAACGCTAGGAAATCCTGTTGCTGTTCCAAGTAGCCCTGGGTTGTTCTTACGGAAGGTGTACTCATCCCAACGCTTCTGCGGTTCATCAATAAGGTTTACATCGCTGGTCTTACCTAGACCATCTTCTTCCAAACCAATGATGCCAGCCTGAACTATACGTAGGCCTTCTTCGTGGTCTTTAGTAGCGCCAAATGTAGTAGCTGCAGACTCAATCATCTTTAAGAATGAAGAGGAACGGCGTGCAGCAACAACGCTGTCAATTAAATACTCTAGGGCGTCAGGAGACTCGTGCTGTTTCCATGATGGGAAGTTCTGCGTTACTACATCAAGGCTTGGGCACTCTGCATACTTAGAAAAGTGGTCGCGTACAAAAACCCATACACGTCTTACTTCACCATCAACAAACCATGCATCTTTAACACCACGGTCAAATAATGGGGCGAGGTCGCGGCTCTCTAATACTTTGCTTAATAGTCGTAGTTCGTTATTCATTGTAAGTCAGCGAATGTCCTTCCCCAGTGTCCGTAACGTAAGAGGCGTGAGTCTACATCAACAACGCCAACTACTTCAGGTCGATAGGGAAGTTCGCTGAGCAAATGTTTGTCCGATTCATAGGCCGTGTAGTATCTAAATGGGTTAGTACCCATGTTGTCAAGTGCATCCATAGTTTCAGATAACGTATCGTTATCATATTCAAATGATATTAATTCAAGGGTAAAGCCTGCCCTAGTTGTAAAAATATACAAATAGGACAAAGCATCACGTCTAAACTTTTTATTTACTTTTACAGATGGGATTACTAAAAGCTTACGCTTTACTGTCATCTCCACATCCATAACAATGTCTGTGGTAACTAATATCCTTTTGGGGAGTTCGTTACTGATATCCCCATTCTTCATTAAAAGACTTCTATCTTACCGAAGTTTATTACAAACTCCCTGAAAGCCTCTTTTGATGAACGGGCATTACTGATATCGTCTTTAGACGCACGGCTAGAAAACTCTAGTGGGTAGTTGTCACCACCGTTTGCTTTGATGCGTGCGCTTACAAACTTAACATGCTTACAGGTGCTACGACCTTGATAACCAGGGCAGGTGCAGTACAACTTGTTGTTGTCGTCTACCGATACTTCATAGATACCAGGACCAGGCGACTGTGTTTGACTGAGAAACACTTGTACTAGTTTAGTTTCCATTACCTTGCTCATTCTCGTAGGTCTCCTTTGTTAGTAACCATAGGCAAATACATAAACGCTTCCTTAGCAAAACTTTCAGTAGCATCTCCGTAAAGACTACCCCAGTCGTCAAGACTGACGTTAGTGGTTACTATGGTTGGCAGTCCAAGGTTGAACCGTGTACGTAGTACATGATGCAGAACGTTCTTCTGCCACCCACTTAGGCTGGCGTGCTCCTTACCTACATCGTCAATCACTAGGACTCTGACGTTATAGGAGTCGTGCGCCTCACCTAAGAGACCATAGTAGAGGACCTCCTCCCAGTCTGTCGGGCTATCCATCATTTGACCTGAGAGTGCAAGCAGGTCGTTAAAGGTCATAAAGTAGCAAGGACGGATAAGTGTTAAGCCATCTTCTACATCAAAGGCAGACGGAGGTGAAAGCCGCATGATATCTTGGATGGTTGCAACAGCCACCGTTGATTTACCACGGCCTGGCTTACCTGCAAGCATCAATCCTTTGCCACAGTGTCTGCTACCAGAGGCTCTTACATTAACGCCTTGGTCTAGCAAACTAATCCAACCACGTATCTGCTCAATGTCTTCTGGGTCAGTATCAACGCAGTCCTCTAGTGTCCACCCGAGTCGTGCTTTAGGGATGTTGGAAGACTTAATCCACATCTTGCGACGAACTTTTTGCTCTTCTACTTTGTACATTAATCCAACCCTAACAGCTTTCGGTTCTTTGCTCGTGCAGTGGCAACAGCATCTAAATCTTCCGCCTTTACAGAGCGCTT